GGTTCCGCGGCTATAAGCCGCGGCCCTCCAACAGTTTTCGGAACTGCAATGAGTCTAGAAGTTGGTTCCATCGCTGGAACGCTTCTGGATTCACAATGGCGAGCCCAAGATGCATGATTATAAAAACCATAATCAGCATACGGGTACTCACTCTCGAGAACGTCCGACCAGTTCTTCCAAGAATACTTGTTAGAAACGGCCGTCGTTTCCGAGATCGCGCCTGGGCCATGTCTGAACCTCCATTCTGAAGGGCTGTATGCCCCCAGCGTGGAGGCGAGGATGTTAGACACCATGTCTAGCACCCTCAAAGCGACGGATGTCTCCCTGAGTACTGGGTACTCAGAGATCTCGCTTACGCGGGAAAGGATGAGCTCACTCTTACCATAACCATGGTAGGGATGATCCTCAGCTAACTCGCTAGGCGTGGTAGCGTTCCAGAACTTTTCAGGCTCTGGTAGGCTAGCGTCCGTTTGAGCAAACTCGAGCACACAAGCTCGTGTTTTCTCAGGCCCGCAGTCGATTTCCACTTTCTTAAATACGTAGCAAAGCTGACGTATAAAGAATATGGCATCGACATCCGGGTCGCTTCTCAGCTGACCTGTTTCGTCGAAAACGAGTAGGTAAAGCCCCCCAAGAAACTTGGGGGCCATTACCCTAGGCGACCTCCTCTTCGTTAGAGGCCCGGTACCTAGACTGTACTCACCAACCGATAAGCACTTATCGAAGTGCTTGCCGATTGCAGGAAGGTCCACCAACAAAGTTGGTATACCTCTCTGCTCGACGAAACGTCGGAGACGGATGAGATCTTTCTCGAGTTCCGTCACCAGCGTCGGAAACCTGTACCCCACATCCTTTAAAAGATGTTCGTACAGGTGGACAAGCTCACTAACACGGCTCTTAGACATGCGCGGATTAATCTCCGTGGAATGTCCCGTGCCGTTAGTGAATTCCCTCCAACTATGCCTACCTGTGAGGTTTAGGCACTAAGGATCAGCGATGACGACGAGTCATCTCCCCTTAGTGATTAGGACTCCCAGGCGACCAACGAGGCGAGGAATGCATTCGACGAGGCGATCATAAGATCAGCCACGGCGTCATCATTCACCACACTCGTATCCTGAGGCAAGTTCTCCTTTACGAAGTAGAACTTGCGTTGAAACTCAGGTACCCCGCCGGCCGCGTACACGGTCTCCACGACTTCAAAGTTGTGGCGATCGTAACTCGGTCGGGATGCGGTCGCATTCGTTTTTGTATGACGAATGCGAGCACGCACCTCATGGGTTGCGTCACCGAATCGGTATTCG